ATCGGGAGTGGATGCGACCTAACATGCCAAGGCGTGTGGTGCCCAAGGAACTCGAAAAATACCTAGAAGCGTCCAAATACACAGCCAACCAGAAGAAATTCCTACGCACCGCCTACAATGAGTTAGATGGCGTCGTCTTGACAGACGAAGAGTACGAAGATTTGTCGGAGATCAAGGCGTTTGTCAAGCGCGACAAATACGGTAAAGCCACATGGCGGGGTTGGGACCCGGCGTTTGTTCCAAGGGCCATTTGCTCGTTCGGGCCCCACCCCACCATATGGATGGCTCTCTTTGTGTCCGCGTACCAAGAGCAGCTGCACCACTTGTGGCATGGCCACATTTTCTTTGCTGCAGGCAAAACTGTGGCTCAATTGAGCCAGTGGTACACTCAGCACCGTAGCCAGCGGTCAACGTTCTGGGAAAACGACATGACCAACTACGACAGCACAATCACGCAGGAGTGGCAAGAGTTTGCTATGGGTCTGCTGTTCGACGCGGGTGGTGCGCTTGCTCAACATTTCAAAGGATTCAAGCGAGCGCAATCCATCGACACCGCAGGACGGGGGGCTTATGGGACGAAATTTCGAGTCAAAGGGACTATGAAGTCTGGTGCGGCAGATACATGTCTCACAAACTCACTCATCAACGCCCTCACCCATTGGTTCTGCCTCCACAAACTTAACCCCAATCTGAGCCAGCATCAACTTGAAAACCTGGTGGCTCTTGCCATCATGGGAGACGACATGTTGCTGATTGCTCAAGAGGGGGTGCAGGTTGAGGGGTTGGACGCCATGATGGCCAAGCTCGGATTCATGCCCAAATTGAAGCAGGCCCAGTGGACGGGTGGCTGTTTCCTCAACATGTTGCCATACCCCAATGGTGCAGGCTGGAGTTTTGCACCAAGGCCTGGCCGAATCCTGAGCCGTATGGGTGTGAGCCCTTACCCAGTGGCCGACCCAGCAGCTTACGTGTGTGCAGTCGGCAAGGGGTACTCAGCGCAGATGGGCACCGTGCCAGTGCTGGGTGCGCTTGCCCGTATGTTGGTGCGAGTTGGGGTCGATCGGCAGTACGAGCGAAGTTGGTCGTATCGGAGAGAACACCAACACAAAATGGAATCGGGCGGCCCTGTGGAATTTGGGCCCCAAGCTGCCGAATATATAGCTACGCTTTACGGCGTGTCCACCGACCAACTCAGCGAATTAGAGAGGTATTTAGACACTGTCACGGAAATGGATACTCTTTTGAGCCATCCAGTAATCAACATACTCGTCACTAACGAGCGGACAGTGTAACAACCCCACTCCCAAGAACTGGAG